TTAATCGATAAGTCTGGTTGTTGGTCGCAATGATCAAGCCGGCAGAGCGGTCGCCGCCAATGAATACCGCCACCGCATCCGTGCCGCTGGGCGGGTTGCTGGCAAAGCCATATTCGGCGACACGCAGCATGTTATCGATGGTTTTCAGTGCGTTGGTGGTCAACTGCACGCGCTGGATGACATCCCCGTCATTCACTACGCCTATCCGCCCGCGCCCGACCACCTGTAACATCCGCCGCGCCAGGCGATGCAAAATTTCCATCAGTGACTGCCTCCCATGGCGTTGCCGTCGATAAACACCGGCAGCAGTTGCAGCGGCTCAGGCGCAAATGCCGCTGGCGCCATCAGTTCTAATTCGCAGGTGGTGCCGCGCTCGCCACGATGATAGGTCACCGTGCTGATCAGCCAATCGCACTCGGGTAACTTCAGTTGCTGCAGCTCGAGATGCGCCAGCGAGTTGGGCTGGTAAAGCACGCCAGCCGAATCACGCCAACCATCCGTCACCAGATGCACGATGCCTGAACGGGCGATACGGCGGTTCATTTCCCACACCGCGCGTTGGCGGGTGATATCCAGACCGCCCCAGCAGGCTTCGGCGATAATGACGTGGCGCCGATGGCGCGTAACACCGATATCAGTCTGCGTGGCAATCAGGTTGCCGCCATCGCCACCCTCGGTGAACGGATTGACCGCCTGCAGGAAAGCCAGGTATTCGGAGTAACGCCCATCCATACTGAACTCACAGCTGGCTTGCTCGACATTGACGCTGAGCTTGAACCCACTGGCCGCCGCCGGCGGTGACGACACTTGCGTCAGAAAAAGACTGCCGTCTGGCTGCTCATAGGCGATCAGTGCGCTAAAGCGGCAAATGCGCTCGATAATTTCCCATGCGGTTTCGCCCTGCATTAGATTGAACTGCGGAATGATGCGCTGCCCAGAAATGTCACTCGACACGCTAATGCCATAGGGCTGCGCCAAGGTGGCGGCGACCTGCAGCGCGCTGGCTCCGCTGATCTGGCTTCCAGGCCATTCCGCCGCGCAATCCACTAAGTCTTGGCAGATGCCCCGGCCAGTCACTCGAATCGCGTGGTTATCAGGAGATACGGACGGAATGACGCGGTCAATATAACCCGTCAGAACGACATCAGTTCCCAGCAGCACCTGACAGGCATCGCCAGGCTTAACCGGCATCACGCTGGCTTCATCGGGATAGAGCTCGGTCAGACCGATTTCGAAATCCGAAGGGCAGCGCTCAATGCCGCGCGTGACGCGGATTTCCGTCCAGCCCGAAATGGTATAAGACGCTTGGATGAGCCCATTACTGAAGCCAGACCCGACCACAAGTTTGAGCTCGTCAGTCATGGTCTACCTCATTGCGCCAGGGCGGTGAAATTCGTCGGCATGAACGCCGGATGCACCGCGCCCGCCTCCAGGATCAGCTCATCGGCACGCGCAGCATCTTGATACAACTGCTGGGCCAGGCTCAAGGCAGGCAACGCGGCTTGGAAGGTGTAGTCGGCCATGCTGGATAGCTGGGTAGCGCGGTCATTTAGATCGGCCACTACCGCCTGGCGCAGCGCCTTCAGCGCCATATAGCTGTTGTCGTCTCCAGCATCGCCGGCATGGGTGATTTCATCATCAATGACCGCGATCACCGCATTGCGCACCGCCAGCGCATCCTCAACCGACTGCGGCTGAAACGTGGTTGCCACCGACGCCAACTGAGCAATAGCAGCGCGGCGCATGAATGCGGATACCGCTGTTTGCATCGTCGCCATGTCGTTGCCGATCACCGACGATGTCGTCGCGCCTGTTGAGCTATAAGCCGCCAACGTCGAAAGGATCTGGATGGCATCGCGCGGGCTGGTCGCAGCCGAAGCGATCGACGCCATCAACGACAGCGCCGCGCTAGCGAAGGAGTCCTGATCGGAACCGATATTCCCGGCGGCCGCCTGCAGCGAAGATGACGCAGCCATTACCGCCGCGACATGCGCCACCCCCGCTTCCAGCGATCCAGATGTCGTTGCCGTCGAGTTCGTGTCAATATTCGAACCGGCATAGCCTTTATTCCCCCCACCGAACAACAGGCCGAAGTTACCGGACAGGTTGCTGATGGAATTGAATACAC